ATGTTCAGCAATCCCTTTAAAAGACTCTCAAAGCTTTTCAGCCGTGCGCAGCAGCCGCAAGCGGATGAAAAAAAGCCGCTCACGTGGGCGGAAGAGCGCAAGCTTTTCTTCGCCGCCGTCGGCAAAAACGACCGCGACGTCATCGCCGCCACGCTTGCAAAATACCCGGAAGCTTTGGAATGGCGCACGCAGCAGGGCGCAAAGCCGCTGCACATCGCGCTTGAAAAAAAGAATATGGCGGCCTTTACCTATCTGCTCGATCTTGGCGCATCGCCCGACCAGCCGGAAATGTACGGCGAATACCAGGTCTTGAAAATGCGCCCGCTGCACATCGCCGCCAGCTGGGGCGAGCATGATTTCACCCGTGTTTTGCTGGAGCGCGGCGCAGACCATACGTTGCGCGATGCCAAAAAACGCACCGCAGATCAAATCGCGATTGCCGAAAAGAAAGACTATGAACTTGCCGACATGATTTTGCGCGGACCGCAACTGCGCGCCGCGTGGCTCGCCGCGCAAGCACCCGCATCGCCAACACTGCCGGTGCCCGCGAACGATACGGTCGCGACCGAGAAAACCATCAAGCCTCTCAAAACCGTTTCCTTCAACGCGCGCTAATAACAAAAGGCGCACATGAAAAAAGCCCCGATGCGCGATATGCGCACCGGGGCTTTTTCAAGAAAAAATCATATCTGGAAATACAAATGCGGCACGCCGCAAATTATTTTGATCACATGTGAAATTATCCATTACACGAACAAAAACGGCGAAGGCCGTGATGTGATTCGGAAATTTGGAATCGCGCAATCTAAACGCTGTTCATGTCCTTGAATCGGCTTGGAACTGATCGCCGATCTTAACCATTTATTCACTATCTAGCGGTGTATACTAGGCTCATACACCACATATAGTGCCACCACTTTGTTGTAGCCCCCAAGTTAACGAAAGTGAGTTTGCCTATGACAACCCCTGCTATCCATACCGATCTTCTCGCGTATAACTTTAATATTGGTCCTACCTCTTTCGGCGCCGCGCAAACGGCATCGCCCTTCCCGCAAGTCGGTCAAAGCTTCATGCATGAACTGGCGCGCGAGGGGGATATCCTCTCCGCCGAAGCCATCCTCGACAAAGGCGGCAGCGTCGACCTTCCCGATGAAGAAGGCCGTCGCCCGCTGCATGAAGCCGCTTTCTTCGGACGCGAAGAAATGGTGCGCTTCCTGCTCGCTTCCGGCGCGGTGCTGGATGCGCCGATCCATCCCTTCGGCTACACCGCGCTCTGGTTCGCGGTGCAGCAAGGCCATGTCGATGTCGCCCGCACTTTGATTGAACGCGGCGCACGCCTGAGCACGGCGGACGTGCTGAACGGGCAAGGCCTTCTCCATATCGCAGCCGCGCGCGGCGACATGAAAATGGTCGGCCTGCTCATCGCCGCCGGCATTGACGTGCTGACGGAAGACAAGCGCGGCCAGACGGCGCGTGACAGCGCCGCCCGCCACAACCACCACCAGCTTGAAAACGTGCTGGTGAAGGTGATGGAACACCACGCGCGCTTCGGCGCATAAAATAAAAGGCCCTTTGCCTTAAGGGCTTTCATGCTGGCATAGCTCCAGCCAGACGGCGTTATTGACGTCTGCTTCGTTTCGCGTTTCGGCGCTGTCGGCATCCGCCGTATAGACAGGCCGGTACAGCGTGCAGAAATCACCGCTTGAAGCGGTTTCGCACCCGTTCAGCATAATTAGCATCGGCAGCAAGACGATCGCGTATCGCCACTGCCTTCGCATTGGCATCGGCGGTATCCTGCAAGTCAGATACTTTCGCATCGGCTTTCCCCGCGTGATAACAGACATAGCACAGCAGCCCTAGCGCGCCAAAGACGCCGCAGGCTAATAGCAGTGCGCCTAAACCATCGCTCACGCGGCTTTATCCGTCGTGAAGGCCGCAATCAGCCCCGCCGCGCCAATACCGGCGGCAATAATGGCTTCCTGCTGCTCCGTGCTTAAGGCAAGCCCCAGCGCCGTCGCGCAGGAAATAAGCCCGAGCCAGGTGGAACGCTCCTTCGCGCGGGCAACAATAAAATCAGCAACCGCTTTCAGCTTGGAGGTCGATTGCGTGCCAGTTGTCGTTGTGGCAGTCGTTGTGGGTGTATCGGTCATGGTGTCGTTTCTTTCATGTGGGAGAGGGGTGGAGCGCCAGTTGCGCCGCTTCAGCGTAAAGAGATGCCGGGTACCATTCCGCATCCGGTGCGGCGGCGGTGCCGTTTTCCTGCTGCACAATCGCCCTTGCCAGCGCCGTTAGCGTGGCGGGTTTGCAAAGGTCGATTTTTTCCTGCCGTTTTACTTTCAGTTGCCGCATCACGGCATAAATATACTGGTCGGTTGCATTTTCATGCGGCGGCGCAAAGCGGTTGATCAGGCTTTCAACGGTATCAAGCCCGTATTTGGCGTAGTAGATCAGCAGCAGTTTCATCAGCGCGCGCAGGCCCGCCAATGGTGTGTCGAACTGGATAAAGGCGGTGTCCTGCTGTTCCGCCCGCTGGCCCCGCCATTTCTGGGCAGAAAGGCGGATATTGCCGGGGTTGTTGTTGCGAATGCCGCGGGGCTGTAAAAGCGGGTGAATCATGGGTCAATGCACCTGCTTGTCGCGCATATAGGTTTCAATCCGCGCCATGCCGGAAACAAGGTTGTCCAGCCGCTGTTCGACCGCTACCAGCCGCTCCGTCGTGCGGGCGTTGCTGGCGACCCAACGCTCGATATACTCCACGCGCCGCGTCAGCGATGCCGCCCACCAGACAGTGGAGAGAAGATGCACCAGCAGCGTCAGCGCCAGCGTTGCCAGCGCGACGGATGAATTTTCGGGCATGTTGCGGTTATCCCTTGATTTCGCGCACGGTCAGTACGCTCTGGCTAACCCCGCCGAAGAAGCGGCCGGAGTTTGATCCGTTCATGCGCGTCGTGCCGCTGTTCAGCCCCACGCGCACCTTGTAGGTGCGGGCGGATGTGCTGCCCGCCGCTTCGTAATAAAGCATGTTCACCGCCGTCGGCAGGCTCACGCCGCCTGCCGCCGTCGCCTGCGCATAAATCGCGCCCGCGCCGCTATCCTTGAACAGCGCTGCTGTCACGACGGCGGCGGAGGAGCCGGAAGCAAAACCCGCAAACTGAATTTCAAGGATGCTGGATGCGCTTGTCGGAGTGATAGTGACGGTAATGACTTCCGTGCCTTCGGTGCTTTGTGGAATGGTATCGTCCGCCGGAATGGCGGTGGAAAGGTCGGCGTTCGTGGTCGTGGACGCATAGGCGACCTGCAACAGCGAACCTGTTGGTAAATCCGCCCGCTCCGGCGGCACCAGCGCCTTGCCGCTGGCGGGCACGTAGCCGAGGCATTGCCAGTTCGCGCCGGAAATACGTGCGAATTCGGCAATATCCCCCGCTGCCGTCGTAATATTCGTGCCGCTTGGCAAAATCAGCGACGTTGCGTTATGCGTCAGCGTCAAGGATGACTGGAATTTAAGCCACACATGGTTCCTGGCGCTGCTGCTGCCAAGGCTGGTGATGGTGGTGGTGCCGCTGATTTCCACGTAGTCGCTGGTTGCCGCACCAACATCGACGGTCGCGGCGGAAGCCACCGCCGTACCGCGTGCCAGCAGAAAGTTCGCCGCCAGCGTCGGGTTGACAATGACGAAAGATGTGCCGTCGTATACAAGCAGGTATACGGCGCTGGAAACAAGGCTGTTTGCCGCTGTATCCGTCCCATCCGGCATTTTGATGTTTTTCGTGCCAAGCCCCGCGACGTTGATGGTGGATGCGCCGGTGCAGGCATTGCCGGGTTTCAGCGTTACCACAAGGCCGGCACTATAACTGGCGGGCGCAGGAACGGGCGCAACGGTATAAGCATTCGCGCTGCCGGTATCGGCTGCATAAGGCAGAAACTTCAAGGCGGATGCACCCTGATAGGGCTGAAAGGCGTTGGTGCCGGCGTTAATCGTGCCGACAATAATCCAGTCCGCGCCATCACTCATTTTCAGCGCCCAGGGCGTTGCGGAATCATCCAGCCAGAGCATCCCGGCCTCCGCGTAATCGGGCGCGGTGGCGCCTTTGTGGTGGTTCAGCAGAGCCTTCTTGCCGTCGTTGTCTTCCTGACGGTAGGTAAGGCCGCTTTTATTCGCGCCGATAGACGGGCTCGCCTGAGACATGCTGGTTCTCCTTTTAAAATAGAATGGAATTAGAAAGTGGGCTATATTTCCGCGCCGTAGCCACGCGCCTGATAGTCAAAGGTGCGGGCAATGCCATTGCCGCTCGCATCGAAGAAACGGATGCCGAAGCCCGCAGGCGTTTGCGCGGTAAGGGTGTAATAATCACCGCTCGCCATATCGTGCGGCGTCACGGCAAGGCTTGGCGTTGCGCGGAAGGCACCGGGGAAGACGGCGGCATAGCCCACTGCAGGTGCGGCAATCGCGCGCTGGCTGGCGACCCTGTCAGGCATATCAATCGTCACGCGCAGGACAGATACGGCAGGCGAGACGTTTGCTGATTCAGCCGACGCCAGCAAACGGAACTGGAAGGCGCGGGCGGTATAATCCGCAATCACAAAATCCGTCCACGGTGTCCACGCGGCATCCGGGACAGTCGGGTCCTCCGTCGTCGAGCGGATTTGCAGGCGTAGCTGCCATAGCGACGGGTCGGCGCCCTGGTCAAAGTTTTCAAGCCCGTCAAGGTCGTCGCAAGTATCAAGCGACGCATTGAGGTCAACGCCGGAAACGGCCAGCTGCGCGGTGAGGCGCGAGGTGTAAACCGCGCCAAGGTCCGGCGTTTCAAGAAACGCGTAACCGCCGCTTGCCGACATGCCGTTATTGCCGATGTCGACGTTTGCAACGTCATCGAAGCTCAGCCAATCATCAATGCTATCGCGGCCTGCAAGTTGCAAGGCACCATCCCGTACCGCCATGGAGGTTTGCGTACCGGTAAAGCCGGGGTCTTCCGCAAGTGTCAGCACAATATTCTGCGTGCCATCATCCACCGGAGTCACGGCAAGCGCGGCATTGGCACTAAAGCGCCCACCCACGTCGACGGCCTTGATAAGATAGCTGCCGCGTGCCGATGGAACGGCAATTGTTGTTGCATCCCTTGGCACGGCGCTGATGATGTCGATGGCAGAACTCCACCCCGCATCATCCACCGCCGGCGTGAAGCGCAGCGCATAATGGTCAAGGTCAAGGTCCGGCACAGCCGACCAACTAAGATGCGCGGCATCCCCCACCACAGTAATGGCAAATCCTGCGACGTCTGATGGCAAAGCCGAGGTGCCGGAAACGCGGTGACCTGCAATTAAAAGTGGCGGCGACGAAACGCCCAGAGTCGAAAGGTAGCGGATTTCAAGATCATAGGTTTCCCCTTCCGCGACGTCCGTAATCGACAGGCGATTGCCGGACGCAGAAACATCCGCCGCACGCAGGCGCGTTTCATCCTGCGCGCGAATTAACACCTGCACGTTTAAACTTCCGCCAAAGGCAGGCGGCAACAGCGTCACCAGAATGCGCGTGGTGAGCGAACCGTCGGTATTGCGAATAAGCGTTTCTTCGCCAGACTGGATGCTGTCCAGCAACGGTTGCGGTGGGCGTTGCAGGCCTAGCGGCAGGCTAATCTGGCTGTCGAAGGGCGGAATGGTGCCGCTATCCGCCTCGTGAATGGCGGGGCTTGCGTCAACGCAGATAAGACGCGCCGCAAGGTCGGTTTGCGGCGTGATGGACTTGACAATCAGCTCCACGCTTTCGCGCCCCGCTTCGCCAAACATCGCAAGGTCGCCGACGGCGGGTGCGTCTGCTGCTGCAATAGAAGTGGCAAACTGCAGCGTATTCGTGGTGCCGGAAATGCTTACGAGCGGCGTGATGAACGAGCTGCCATCACCCCGGCGGCAGCGCAGCGCATAGTTCTTGCCGCTTTCCATGACAATACTATCATCCAATGTTACACCGGTAACACTGTCGCCGCTTGCGGCAACGGTTTTAATGCGCGCGCTGGCAAGGCCGAACAATGGCACGTCATGCGTAAAGCGGATTAAGTCGCCGCGCGTGCAGGCGATATGCTCAAGGTCGCAATCAAAACTATAGGTTTCGGGGCGCAGCAGGGCCGTCGCCATATGGTAGCGTCCGTCCTGCCAGGCTTGCGTGCTGCTGGTTATGCCGGAAAGGTCAAGCGTCTCGAAGGTTCTGGCGCTGGCGGCATCAAGCCCGTCGGCATAAACAATGCGTTCATCCTGCAGCCAGCCCTTGTCGCGGTTGAGGAAGCGGATGCGCAAGGCATCCGATACTTCGGCAAAGGTTTTGCGGCCTTGAAAGTTCGATGTATTGCGCGGCGTGAAATGCTGCACCGGCACGGTTTGCGGGCGGTCTTCAATGACGGCCCATTTGCCATCCAGCAGCGCAGGGCTGGCCCTGCCGGCGGCAGCAATGTTCTGCAACACTTCTCGCACGGAGGTGTCGTAGTCGATGACCGCATTAAACTCGCGGTTTGCCGCCGTGCAGCGGTCATGCCAGCTTTCAATTTTCTCAAGGTCGAGGCGGCTGTCGGCAAGCGGGCGCGCATTAGCGTTGCCCTGCACCACATGGCGGTACAGCGCCGCCGGGTTGGCGGTTTCCTGTTCCACCCACGCGCTGCCGTCCCAGTCCGGCAGAATAGAGGTGACAACGCCGTTGAAGCGGTCAATCACGCCGGTCAATTGGTCGGTCGCCTTGATGCGCAGGGCCGTCATGGCAAGGCCCGGCATCGCGACAGGCGCGGTATAGCGAATGGTGCGCAGGGCCGTCCACGATGTTTCATCGAAAAGCTTGTCATCATCTGGCGCGTCGGCGGTAATGCGGCGCAGGCGCACATCATATTGCCCGCGCGGCACCTTAAACGTTAATGTTTCGCGCAAGGCGGCGGTTTGCTTGCCGGTGATTTCAATGCCGGGGTATTGCAGGCCGCCTGCCGCGACAGTAATATGCCCGGCGCTGGCGGCGGTGACGGCAAAATCGCTTTCCGTTTGAAATTCTGCACCGAACCGCGCAACATCGCGGCTGTCGGTAACTGCATCCGGTGACAGTGTCGTGCCTTCGCCGGACTGGCGCAGCAGCAGGGCCAGCAGGGTTTGCCCGTCCGGCACGGCAGGCGCGATAGCTTGCGCCCCGTCCAGCTCAGGTCGTGTCGCAACGCCGCTGATGATGGTGATGGCGCCGCTGACATTATCCAGCACCACGGCATCGATGCGCTGGCTCGCATAATTTGCCAGCGTGCGGCGGTAGGATACAGGCGCATCCGGCAGGGCAATGGTGCGGGCATCGAAAGCTTTGTAATTGCCAACGCCCGCGCTCCAGTCATTCGTGCCGGCGGGGGCGTATTGCACTTCGATTTGTACGGTTGCCGTCTTGCGTGCGCCGCTGCTGCCAAAGCGCACAAGGCCGCGCGGCAGGGTGACGTCAACGCCGATTTCATCGGCATCCGCCTCACTCGTGCGCACAATATAACCATCCGCGTTGGTGACGTTGATGGCAAGGTCGTTTTGCAGCACGCTGTTGGTGTAAAGCGTTATTGGGGCGTCATTCGTGAAGCCCTGGCGGTTTTCAACCTCCACGCCCTCGAATTCCGACAGCGGCGTTTCGCCGATTTTCAACTGGTCAATGGTAAGCGGCCCATAGCCCCAGACGAAAAGCATGCGCAAATACTGGTCGCTGCCGACCGTTTCGGTATAAGGCAGCGCGCCAAACGGCGGCACAAAGCGGTGGCGACCCAAAACTTTCGGCACCCGCCCGAAAGGCGTTGCCTTGTTCTGCGCGCCCTGAATGAACAGTGTCGGGCTTTCCTTCTGCCCGGAAAAATTCGCGCGGCCCGGCGGGGCGAGGGCGTTGAGCGCAAGACTGCCCAGCAGCGTCACGCCGGTCGTAATCAGTTTGCTGGCGAAGGGCAGCGCGCCAAGCGGCCCCAGCAGGCTGGCAAGGCCAGCGGTTAGCGCAGGGCTGGCCGCCAGCAGCGCCAGCGACAAGACAGTGCGCAAAGGATTTTTTGCACCGCCCCCGCCGCCCATCGGCAGCAGGCGCAGCGTTAAAACGGTGCCGGGTTTCGGGCGCACGCGGGCCCAGTTTTTCCGCGCCACCGCATGCCCGTCGATGAAGGCATGCAGGTGCGGCAGCAGCCGCGCATCCGGCAGCAGTTCATCCGCCATATCGGCAATGCTGCGCCCGGCGGGCAATGCACGCTCGATGCGCTCGACCGCGAAGGGGTGCGGCAGCAACCGCGCGGTGAGGTTTTGCGAAGGGGCTGTAGAGGTCATGGGGTAAAAGGCTCGTACCTGTAAAAACCAAAAATACGGTCCTGCCAGCGGGGTCCGCGATATTTGGCAATGGAACTGTCAACGCCGTCTTCCGCGTGCAGCATCTGCCCGTCGCCCAAGACAAGGCCCACGTGCATGGGCTGCCCGTGCAGCCGCAGGACGATGATGTCGCCGAGCTTTTCGGCACCTGCGGGCAGGCTTAAAAACCGACCGCTCTCCCGCTCGATCAACGGGCCGATGCGGGACTTTTCGGATGTATGGGCATATTCATGCGCAAGCGAGGGCAGGGCGGCGCCGAACTGTTCCGCCATCACAAGGCGCACAAGACCCCAGCAGTCGATGCCGCTGCGGTCGCGCCCGTGGTCACGGAACGGCAGGCCGATGTAATGCCCCGCCCAGATGGGAACGGGCATGGCAAAAATCCTCGAAGCTGGATGTGAAAAGCAGGCAGAAAAAAACCCGCCGGGTTAGGGCGGGTTCTTTTTCAGGGAAGAAACTTAATATCGTTTATATCGCCATCATCAACAGCGAAAGCTTACATGCCCGAGCCAAGTTTGGTGGTTGCGCGCGCGACAGGCGCTGCCTTGGTTTCGGCGGTCGGGTTGATTTTTGCGACGTATTCGTTGAACGCCTGAACGTTCGACCCGTTGGGGTTTGCGTTGACGTAATCCTTCATGGAGGCAACGGTTTTGGCGGTTTCTGCATCAAACCCGCGGCGCGTATCAGCTGCGACGAGGTTCAGAGAGCCGAGGAGATAGTCGCCGCCGTTGAAAGCTTTACCGAGGAAATCGGACTTGATGCTCATTGATATTACCCTCTCGCTTGCCGTTGCCAGGACACTAAGAAAAGCCAGTCTTTTTGTCGTTCAAACAAGTTTAACTGATTTTTAATAGAATACCTCAAGTTTTCTCATCTTACCATAAGAAAAATGTAAAATGGCTTAACGGCTATAAAACCTCCTTTTAGAACATAAGCTTAGAACAGGCCCGGAAAGTTGCCGGGCGCAAACACCGCCGATGGGAAAGGTTCCATCGTGAAGTCCTCAATACTCAGATTCCCCTCCACCACCTGCGAATCGTAAGTCACATTTGTAAGGCGAAAGTCTTGAAATTGCGCCTCAATCACGTCCGGCGTTTCGACACGTACAATTTCAATAAGAACGCTTGGGGCCGAGCTCAGCGAACGTACAGCCTTCAC